TTTACAGGTTTTTTAGTTGCACCTGTTTAGTAGATTTAATATAAATGATACCCTCTTTTACTATAATTGTATTAAATTTTAAAGGATTATAATATGCACTACTCTTCCAATAAATCAAAAGGGTACACACCTATTAGCTCTGGCCCCAATCGAAGCGGCTTTTATATGGGCCCCCAAGACAACCTTTTAAGCATGATGCAAACTGGCGGATCTCCAACTGCTTTTAATAGGAGTTTTGGTTTAAGTGCTGGTGGTGCTAGATTAGCACAGGCGAGGCAAAGACAGTCTGATCTAAGAAAGCTTGAAGCGGCTCAACAAAGAGAGGCAAAAAGACAGCAAAAAGGGGGTATTTTCGGAAGTGTAGGTAGTCTTGCCGGCGGTCTTCTTGGTGCGGCAATCACTCCTTTTACTGGCCCTGTTGGTTTAGCTATTAGCTCTGGGCTTGGTACGGCTTTAGGCAAGGGGCTTGGAGAGAGGTTTGGTGCTGGGAAAGCACAATCCGTTGATCGTTCTGGTACGGTATTTAATCAAGAAGCCTTTAAGGATGTTGGTCGAGCTAGTAAAGATTTTACGAAAGGGATTTTGCAAAGAGCTGGTATGGCAGGTGTGACAGCAGGTTTAACTGCTGGGCTTTCGCCTTCTGGGGGTATATATGGCAAGTTCAAGGGTAAGCTTGCTGACCCTATTAAGAACTTTATCGGTAGGACTAAGGCTGGAATGACTGGTTTTAGTGGCTTTGAAGGAACTGGGTATGGCACTAATTTACTGTTGGATATGGCAGGCAAGGCTAGTGATGTTAAAGGTGCGGCTCTTCAGTCGGGTCGTGGTTATGGTAGCGGAGTTTCTGGAGGGTTTAGATTTCGCCCACCGGAAGACTTATTAGATTTTAGTTCTAAGACTGAATCAGCGATGGATCAGATTAGAAAGTTAGGCGATCAAACAATGCTTTTTGATACATACGCTTCTATGCCAAAAGCACCTACATACACAAATCCTAATTTTGGAGCAAGTGTTGATCCTACTATGTATACAAGCTTTGAAGAATTTGACCTCTTTAACCCTCTTGATCAAAGTCCTCTCTAGGTATGCCGGGATTTAAAACAAATACTTTATTTGACTTAATGTACGGCGACAAAAAGAGCAACTTGCTTGATGATATTGTTGGGTATGAGGATGGTGGTTTCGTAGGGTTCCAATATGGAGGCGGTCTAACAGCAGGGCAGGTGCTTAAAAAGCAAGGTCTTGATCCTACTCCAGAACAACTAAAATTATTTGCCGATATGGATCCTACTCAAATACAGAATCTTGCTAGGGGTTTACAAGAGAATTTACTTACAGGAACTCAACAGTCTACACAACAACAAGTCCAGTCTGGATTTGGTGGTTTTGGAGCTGGTCAACAGGCGATGAGTCAAATGAGGCAAAGTGCACAGGAAGGATTGTCTAGGGGTATCGAACAAGCTCAAAGAGACTTTACATCACAAACATTAGGCACTGCGGCTGATTTAGTTGCTGGTGGTGCAGAGTTCGGAGCCAGCCCTATTGGCACAAGTGTCCTATCTTCGGATTATAGAGCAGGGCAAGATGCGGCGGCAGGAGTTGGTGCTGGAACTGAAACAACTGGGGATTTATCCGCATCAACTATCCCTCCGGGTTGGCCTAGCGTTAACTCTTACAATGCTTGGGTTAGTGCCGGATCAGATCCTAATAACGCTACTAGCTATGGTTTTTCAGGGCCGTCTTTCCTATTAGGTGCCTCCGGAGGAGGTTACGGTGGCTAGACGTAGCATCTATTCAGCAAGACAGTCTTCCCCTTCCACATACGACACTAGCTTTGCAGACTTTTTAGATAGTATACCACAGCTTGTTGGACAGTATCAGCAAAATAAATTAGCTCTTGAGAAACAGGAATTGGCTGATAAAAGATATGAAGACTCTGTGGCTCGCCAAACTGCTTTAGACGAGCAGAATAAAAAACGATATGAAGAACAGCAAGAACGCTTAAGAGAACAATCTAATCGAGAAAATTATCGTTTTGCTATTGAGGGAGTTGATGAGTTTGACTATAAAACTAAAGCAAATCTTGCCAAACAATACAGACAGGATAATGATTATCAAGCTTTTCTTTCTTCGGCAGAATCTCAAGAAGAAATAACTAAAAACATACGATCTAAGATAAATAGTATACAAAACCTACCCTCAGATGCGACTTTTTATGACTTTGAAAAATTTGAATTTTCTCCAGATGAAATGCGAGTTTTAAAAGAAGATACTTTTGCTTACAACACATACGCAAAAGAAAAAAACAAATACGACACGCAAAGACAAACTGGAATGAGGTCTCTTCCTGCTAATGTTAAAGTTACGTTGGACAATGCAAATAAATTGATTTTTAAAGCTGAATCTAAGTTGATTGACGTTCTTGAGCGGGCTGGTTTAAAAGGCTTTGATATTGAAAAGGCGATAAGTGCACAGGCTAGAGGCGAGGACTATGTTGTTCCAAGTACAGTTGAGGGAACTGATATTACATCAGGAGAATACGGAACATCTATTAAAAATATACAGAGAGAGATACTGAAATATAGGCAGGTTAGGGATGCTATAAACAGTGAGTATAGAATAAAACCTCCTGAGGCAGAAGTTGATAAAATTGATGAGAGTGATGAGGGGGGTGGTACCCAAGGCCAAAGATATGCTTTTGGCGATATAGGGCCTTTTCAAGATTCAAGATTTTTATCTAGCCCTGAAGAGGCAAGCGAGAACGCAAATATGGTTAATGATATGTTTACTGTCATAACTAGTGAAGATGATACTTCTCCAGAATATAAAAAGGCTATGGAGGGACTTACTGATGTGGGTGCGGTTTCTGATATAACAATATCAAAACCCCTCCCCGGAATCTTAGGCACTAGAGAGCGATTTAGTATCAGGGGAAAAGATATAGCTGAGGGAGCTAGTGAAGATACTGGATTTAGGATAAGGCCAGATGCTAAAGCTTTTAAGTTGCCCCCAGAAGGTAAGGATAATCCAGAGTACTACGAAAGGGTTGCAAATCAATTCTTTCAAGAAGTTGGCGACTTGCAAACGCTTGTTTTAAACCCTGAGCAATATTCAGGGAGGGGAGAGGCTGGTGCCTCTTCTGAGGTTGTAGATATAAATAAAAGGCTTAGGACTAAAGATGCTTTAGTTGATCAGGTGATAAGCGTGTACAAGCAAATGCCAAAAACAGCTAAGTTTAAAGATCAAATAAAAAAACTTAAAGACATCATAGAGAAAAATCCAAAAGGTTTAGAGGTTTATTTAGATAAGAAGGCAAGAAAAGGAAAGGGCGAATTTAAGTTTAGAAAAGGCAAGATTTCTCAAGAAGATAAACGGTTTTTAGCTTCTTTAAACAAAGACTTGCAGTTGGGCCAAGAGCCTGAAGTTTCACCAACACAAAATCTTATTGATATTTTAAATAGGGCAGGTGTAGACATGCCTCTAGCCAGAGAAGTTATTCGATAGATGGCATGGCAAGCGAATCAAATATATATAAAACATACGACACTGTACTTTATAATTTAGATGGCGATCTTGATGACGTATCAATACAAAAGCTTCAAAACACAGGTAATTATTTAAACGAAAAATCAGATTATGATAATAATCTATTTGAGCCGGCTGTTTATAATATTGCCCTCTCTGAAAAAAATAACGAATACAAAACTTCAAAAGAAGACGAAAAATTGTATGGGTTTATACCCGGAGATTGGCTACCAAATTGGGTAAAAGCAGGTTATAATCAAAGCCTTACTGGGTTTACCGAGAAGATAGTTACTGGCGATGATACGTTTGATTTGTCTGGGTACGATCCAAACATATTAGAAGATATAGGTTCTTTTCTTGTTACCTTTTTTCAACCGGCAGATTTTGCAGTTACTTTAGCGACAGGTGGAGTCGGTGCGGTAATAGGAAAAGAGGCCACAAAAGCTTCTATCAGGAAAGCAATTCAGCTAGGTGTTGGCAGGGGTGTTTCTGTAAGTGATGATTTAGTAAGGTCGGTTTTGGGTGAAAAAATTACACTTTCTACGGGAAAACTTGCTAGGTCTGGAAAAGCAAAAGGAGGTTCTCCACTTAGAATAACAACAACTCCTTTGGAAGAGGCTAAAAAAAGACTGACGTTAAACGGATTAAGTCGTCAAAAAGCAGATGAGATTATAGAAAAAGCGGCACCAAAAGTTTTAAATAGAGCTTTTAATTCTGCTGTTATAGGCGGAACTCAATTAGGGGCTTATAGTGGTTTACAGTCTAGCCTTGGTCAAATTGCAAACCCCGAACAAGAATTTGACTTTGTAATGAATATAAAAAACGCTTCTAAAGGGGCTGTGTTGGGGGCTGTTACTGGAGGAACTGGGCCGATAGTAAAGAACGCTTTAAAAGGTTTGAGTCCAGTAACCCAAACCTTAACGGCAAAGGCTGTAGAGGCCACAGAATTTGGAATATTAGCCCCGTCAATGGAGGGGGAGCTTCCAACACTGGAAGACTTTGCTCATGCGGCTGGAGTTATTGGTGCTTTAGGAGCACAAAGATATGCTGCTGGGAAGCTTGTTAGTGGGTATAAAAAAATAACTCAAGCCAAAAAAGACATGGCACTGACTGCTAACGAAGGTGCTAGTATATTAGGAAGGATTGAAACCCAAACTAAAATAGAGCCCAATGAAATATTTACAGATAAAACAGGTGTGAAGATTAGAGATGTTAAGTTTGATGTTAGGACTTCAACTAAAGAAAAAACTACAACGGGGGTAGGGACTGAAACAACAAAGCTAAAAGAAGATATTGTAAATTTTAGAGATGTAAAAACAGGAGAAGCAAACACAATTAAGTTTAGCACTTTTTTAAACAGGGGCTTTACTCGTGGTGGTGCAGGTACTAAAAATGAACTTATAAAAAGAAGAGTAAGCGGTATCTTAAATATAAAAAATAATTTAAAAATGAGCACAGCAGATTTTAGAAGAGTCGCAGGATCTGAATTGGTTTCTAATAAAGGAAAACAATTTTCCAATATGTCTCCTGATAAAATAATTAAGTCTATGACCCCACTTGAACAGTTAAAAATGCTCAACCAAATGAGACATCAAGCTAGGGTTAATAAAATGTATAAACGCATAAAGGATAACGGTTGGGAAACTACGATGTTACCATATAAGCTTTTTTCTGATTATCATCAAATAAAATTTTTAGACAGGTCTGGTAAAAGATTGCAAACTCAGCTTTCTAAATTCGTTGAAAAAAAAGTTGATAACTTTGATGCAAGGTATGCAAACCTAATGGCTGTTGTTGACCAAATGCTTGTAGATACAGGACTAAATTCTCGTGGTTTCGCTAAAGGAAAAGAGTCTGTTTCTAAAAAATCCAGAGATTTAGCAAAAGAAAGAGCGATAGATATAGGAAGGAAATTGCAAGACCCCAACTCTGTTAAAGAAGTTCAAAGGTATAGAGATATTCTTGAGTACATGTGGGAAGTAGCTCAAAAAGCAGGGGTTGATCTTGGCCCTAAAGAAGAACTTTATTTTCCACACATTATTAAGCAGGGTGTTTTAAAAAAGTTAGCCACTGATATTGGAAATATTAGACATAAAAACCCTCAGCTTTTTTCAGAAAATGTAAACTTAAACGATCCAAAGCTACAAAGGCATTTTGGAAGAGATATAGTTTCTAAAGGTTCTCTATCAAGCGAGACTTTAAATATTTTATATGAAATGGCTGGCATTAAAAATCAAATCAAAGAGGGAAGAACGAGGAATGAGATACCTGACTTTGATTTAAAGATGGCTAATGCCTTTAAAAGAATTAACACTGCGATAAATGCACAGTTTTTTAATGTTGCTAAAAATTTAGAGATTGCTAGAAAGGCAAAAGACCTTCCAAGTTCAATGTTAGAAACAGATGCTAGAATTGTATTTGCTAAATATACACATCAATGGGCAAGGAGGGTTGCTGAGGTTGAACAGTTTGGTCGTAATGGAGAGTTTTGGAAAACTTCAGTTAACGCTTTGAGAAAGCTGTCTAACGACACTATAAATCACAACTCTAAACAAAGAGATATTTTTAAAAAAGAAGCTGACGTTTTAGAAAACTTGTATAAGATACAAAGTGGTAAGATAGAGCTTGATCCTTTGTATAACTGGAAATCCCCACAAGCTAGAAAAGCATGGTCTGATATTGTAGACTTTCAAATTGGTACCAAGATAGGGTTGGGCTTTGCAACAATTCCAAACTTAACACAGCTTATGATTTCAACGGCGGTAAAAACTGGTTATTATCCGTTAGTTAAAGCCGCTATAAAACTTGCAGATCCAACAAAATCGGGAAAAGAGTATCGTAAAAGGGTTAGAGAATCTGGATCAACAGCTCTTTCTCTTTATCAGTCTTACTTTGGTTTAAATCCCAGTGATTCTTTTATGGGCAAGTTTGCAGATGGAGCAACTCGCCTTTCTGGTTTCCAAAAAATAAATCAATTAAACCAGTTGCTTTCTGCGGCGGCGGCTAGAGAGTGGGTGCAACTTTTGCAACCCATAGCTCAAGGGAAAGGTACGGGAAAGCTTAGACTTAGAAGGGAGTGGGCTAAGAAGAACCTGCGAGACCTTGGCATATCTAATGAAAATAAAATTACAGAACGTCAAATGTCTGAGTCTATGTATAAGTTTGCAAGAGATTCACAACTTCAAAGAAATATATTACAAGAGCCTCTTATTTTTAATGACCCGAGATTTAGGCCTTTGTTTTTGTTTAAAAAATTTGGATACAAGCAGTTTAACTGGATTCGAGGTCAGCTATCTAGTGAGTTAAAAAGAGGTAATGTTTTTCCAATGCTGAGATTAGCTTCTGCTGGTTTACTTGGAGGAGAGTTTGTTTCTTTTGCAAGAGATAAGTTATCTGAAGTCCTTGCTGGTAAAGAAGTCTATGATGAAAACGAATACTTCTTAAACTTTGGAGGTTTAAAAGATGTCGCTCTTGGAGATAAACCTATTGACAGTTTAATTAAGTTTGAAAAAATGACCTTTGGAGATGTGCTTGATAGGTTTGCTACTGTTGGGGCTTTTGGTGTGGTTATGGATATAGTTGCCGCAGAGAACACTATCAGAGCTTTGGAGTTTGCTGGTAAGCCTGCTATTGTTCAGGACTTTAGTAAAATTTGGCTTACTATGACTAAGACTTGGGAAAATATTGGAGACTATGGAGGAATTGGAGCTTTGAGAAGAATGCCAAAGTATATATCTCCGGCCTTAGGCACAGTGCCAAGAAGGTTGCTTCAAGGTCTTGAGACAGAAGAACAGACAAAAAGCTATATTCGTTATAGAAAAGGGCAGATAAGAGGGAAAATACTTGACTATATAATTGAAGGAAACTCTGTAATGCCAGCAAGGCTTATAAAGAACTGGAACAGGACATTTCCTCAAAACCCAATATTGTATGATGATGTATCTGTAGATGCCATTAGAGAAAGAATAATTAACAAAATAAAGAAAAGAGCTAATCCCTAAACTGGCTTGGGATGTCCTCTTCTGATAATTCTGGAAAACCGTTTTCATTCCAGAACTTAATTAGTTTTTTGTAATACACTTCCGTAGATATTTCTTTATTATACTTGGCGTTCATTAAACTTTTTAATTCTAACTGCTTATCTCTTGCCAGATAATGTTCTTCGCTTTGAAACTCATCTAATATATCCATTACTTAAATGCTCCTGAATTTTTCTTGGTTTGATATTCTTCGTTCTTACGTTTAGTGTATTTAGACTTTTCATACTTAGACATCTTTAACCAACACTCTGGTAATGAACTAACTAAGGTATCGTAACTTCTAGCTACTCCACAAAATAGTTTTACCTCAGTATCATTCTTCTGTATGTGGGGATTGTATCTTGATTTTCCACAAAAGCAACAGATAGTGTTTGTTTTTGGACAATGTTCAAACATTTGTGTATAAATTATAGGTTTGCTCTAAAAAACACCCTCTAATCTGGCGTTTATAGCGATAAAATAAATTTATTGAAGTCATGTATGCCTAATATTTTTATAGCCATAAGCGAGCCGTTAGGCCCGCTATTAGCTATTGTTAGTAAAAGTACCTAGAAAATACTGTTAGTCTTTTCTCTAGGCTCTTTAAAGGTACCAGCTAGGTATCTTTTGCCATTTTTGTCTTCGTTTATCCACATAGCACAATCAAACTTATGATCGTTTACCATAGCGGTACCTGTATAATCAGGTTTTTTATCACCCTCTTTTTTGTAGTCGTTTTTCCAAAGCGAGAAGCTTTGGTTTTTTTGTTTGAACTCAGCCATACTGAATCCTCCTTTTGTTTGTTGTTAAGTTAATTTTTTTTAAAATTTTTAAGTGATAACACTGCATACCTTGAAAGTTTCCAGTTGTTACGTTTTTTAAGTTTTGCCTTTAGTTCTTTTAATCTACTGTGAGCCGAGCCACCTACCTGAATAGACCCAGAATCCAAAAGAAATGTATAAAATTCAATCAAAGACTTTAAACTTGTTGCATGTGTTTCGTTTTCACTTCTCATCATTAAACTCCTTCAGTAAAGATAATAGCATAATATATTTTTCAAAATCAAGTACGATATATGGCTTGCCTCTGTCCTCACGAATCACAACACCGTCTTCATTCTTCTCAGGCTTTAACCATTTAGCAATTCGTGTTCTTCTTTTGCAACCATAATACCTTTCTTCTATTTCGATGTCTCCCTTTTCGTGCTGTGCCCCACCTCGATCTCGATTAAAAGCTTCTAAACCATATTCCTTAGCCGTTCTCACCGACTGTCTCTGCAACTCAGCACCTCTTTGCCTGTTACGCCTACCTCTCCTTACGTTTTTAGGATTCTTCATATAGCCATCTGCACTTTTGGAGGGTTATCTTTTTTAGGCAGGCAAACAGGACAGGTTTGAAAAAGTCTTTTAGACCCAGCCCATGTTTCATAATCACACTCAGGACATTCATACAGGTATTCTATAAACTCATACCCTTTAACAATCTTAGTGTTTTTAATTTGCTTTATTCTTGACATACAGATCCTTTTACTATTTGTTCTTCTTTATCTCTATTTACCACGGCTTCGCTTTCTTTGTCTAGCATTTGTTCTTTTATAGCCTTCATATCCCTAAGTAGCTTTTCGTAAGGGCCGAAATACATTCTATGCTTTTCATTTCCTAAAAATGTTTTTAGTGCATTTATATGTATTTCAATCTCTTGCTTTGAATACCGGATAGTAGCTATACATCTTGGTTTTATCATGTTATTTCACTCGCATATTCGTTAGGGAGATAAGCATTTACTCTAATCGCTTCACCTCCATTGATTGTTCTTTGTGTCTTAGTTTTCCTTACCTTAAAGTCAAAATTAAACTCACCAGTTTCATCTGTTATTTTCCAGTAAAAAATCATTTGATCGGGGATTAAATAAAGGAATCCCAAAAAAGGAACCCTTAGCATTTGTGATAGCTTTTTACCATCTAATAGTTTATCAAAAGTAACAAGCCAAGATTTATGTTGTTGAAACTGTACATAATTCATATCCCTACACTTAGATTCAAAAATTCCCATAAGCTGACCATCTTTCAAAACCAATCCATCTACTTTAGCATCCATTGACTTATCAGTTTCAACTAAATCTACAGAAAAACTGTTCTTAATACGATCCAACATAATTCTTTCATACTTCAAAGACCTTTGTCCTCTTTCAGTATTAATATCTAAGCCCACTAGAAAGGAACCTCTGGACTCTTTAATAGTTGCACTGCTCTTGCTACCGGATACTTCACTACGTTATCACTATCATTGGTAAACTCTTTTATAAAAACATCAATCAATACCTTAGCTCCGCTTATATTATTTTGATAAAGAAAGGGTAGTTGCCCACCCTCATCTTTATCGTTGCGGAGTCCTATCAGAGATAGGAATTTTGCATAACCCCAGTTCTTTTTGTGGTCATATAGACATCCATCAATCTTTTTATACCTAAAGATACCATTGTCCCTTACCACCTCTTCTTCATAGGCAGGATGTTCTAACTTATCAATCATGTACTCGGGTTTAAAAACATCAGCAATATAATTACCAAACCTCATATTCTCATTAGTCTCTAAAGATACAATACTTGCCGTGTATCTACCCTCTGGTACTCCTTTCTTTTCTAAGTCAAATCCACCGGGGTAATAAGCATCTCCTATATCAACCATTTCCCTGAGCTTGTTTCATTTCCTGAATACGACTAAGGCTTGTATCAAGATTGTTTACTGTAATCTTACCAGCTTTTAATGCTTTCTTAACCCTGTTTTGGTTCTGTTTGTTCAGGCCTTTAATAGCATCTAATATCTTACCAGACACATGCTCTTCCGAAGTCCCATTTAAAACTTCACCATTGGTAGCTTTTACAATGTGCTCTACTAAGTCAGGTTGCTCTACCTTATGATTATCCACAATGTCTTTAAGACCCTCAAGGCCATGTATAACAAAGTAAACCCATTTGTCTACTAAGTCCATAGTTTCTTTATCTAAAGACATTCCTTTCTTAAAAGCCTCTATGGCAAAGCCATGCCTTACCTTACCTTCTGTTATCTTATCCCAGTTGGGTTGTTGTTCACTCATAACTCATCTCCTTTTCCTTTTAATCCACCTCCACAAACTTCGTAAAAGTTGCAATATTTGATATTGCACTCCCATTGATATACAGGAGCTACTCCAAGTTCTATAGGTGGGTTTCCTTTCTTAAACCTTTTCTTTACATCTCTCCAATATTCTTTTGCTCTATCAATATAAGAGACCGGTATATGCTTTACTCGCATATCAGAATTATCTTTTTTATAATAAAGTAAAGCTAGTTTTTCTAGTTTCTCACCAAACTCCATCTCGTACCACCAACCATAAGTTCCTAGTTGTAGTAAGTAATTTATTGCTGGGTTTGGGTCAGGGGCCCTGCCAAATAGTTGTTTCCATTTCCAAGAATTGCAGGTCTTGATGTCGTACAGAGTTTTATCCTCTGCAATAATAACATCAAGAAAACCCCTGACGTTCACCTCTGGGATGCGGATTTCCCTCTCTATAAATATTGATGCTCCGCTAGTTTCCGCATAGTCTCGTATTGCATTTTGAATATCCTCATGCACTAGATCTCCCATTCTAAATAACCTAAGAGTACTTTCATTAACTGGCTTTGGCTTGACTCCTGCGATGTGCTGAAAGTAATGCTTTCGCATGCACATCCCAGAAGCAGATCCATGAAACCAAGATTGGTACCCTTCGTACCTCTTTTTTCGGTGCATCTCATTCTTTACTTTAAGCCAGTCATTATATATCTGAATTAAGTCTAGCACAAGACCTCCAGTAAAGAATATCGGGGCAGGATTTGCTTGGGTGTAGTTGTAGGAGTCCAGATTGCAAATGAATAGCAAACCAATCTGGTTCCTGCCCCGGAGGAATAGTAATTAATATTAATCATCTAACTCATTAATGTAAATGTTCCAACCATCTTTAGAAAAGAGGTTTATCTCATACTCTTGTCCATCAGATGAAGTTATTTTCATAACCCTGTAGTAGTTAGAGTTCATACCATCAAACTCTTTTACTTCTTCAAGTTTGACAGATTTTATATCGTGAATACTTATCTCAGTTTGTTTCCCTAGTGTTGTTTGCATTTTTATCCTTTCGATTAAATTCACGCTCAGCCCAAGCATCTAGCTCGTTTAAGCGGTGTTGTTTTATTCTGGACACATGGTCAAGAGCCCTCTTTAAACCACATATCTCTGCATAATAAAGCTCATTGTCTGGATCTTTGCTAGTCCAAACAGACTCTATATCTGTTATGTCTTTATTGATTCTATACTTTAATTCATCT